ACGCGTAAGATCGTCGGCAGCGTCAGATGTGTATAAGAGACAGTATATATTCTCCTCATACAGCGGATGTAATATAACCATTCATAAGAAAACACTAATACTAGGAATATACTATAATGGCTGAACAATCAGATTACGGAGGACCATCCTTTGGAGGAGTAGGAGCCTATGGTGGCGGTTTGGCTGGTAATCCTCTTGACAGCATTGAAGATGAAGACCTTCAGGATACTATTGCCAAAGCGGTATTAGGTATTGGCAGTTATGGCCTGCATAACACCGGTCAAGATATGGGCCAGTCTGTAGGAAGTATTGCTGACGCTTTAAATATGAGCGTTAATCTAGGTATGGGAACGAAAGCGCTTGGGCAAGGATATAATATAGGCAAGCATCATCCCGGAGGTGTTAAGGGAGTAGCATCCCAAATAGCCGCGGGTTTCTCCCCAAACATTACAGAAGGTTATAATTTTTCATCGCATCTAGGTGACATTATTGGAGGAAATATTACTAACTTTCAAGATGTCCCAAGCAAAAAATCAATGCGTCAGGCTATGGCTACTGATATTTATGGTGGCTTGCTAGGAAATCCTAATGCTCTAGGTATTAACGAGGCTATGGATTTTGCAACAGTAGCCAATTTTGTAAATCAGCACGATCCAAAGACTGTTTTAGATTGGGATTATGAAACCCTTAAAGGATTCACAGAACCCGCACTATCCAAGCTTAATCCTTACTCGTCAACACATGTAACTTTTGATGATGATACTCCTTATGGTTATCAAGGATGGGAGTATAACGGTCCACCAGTAGAGGCTCCTTGGGGAGTTAATCCTTTAGACCTTGATAACGCTTTGGCTTGGAATCCTGCCAAAGTTAGTCCAAATATACTTCAAAACGTAGAACCTTCTATGGAACAAATGCTTGATTGGAATCCTCTTCAATTTGATACCAATTTTAATACAAATATCCCTAATCCAGCATTAAGCCCTGAAGCGAGAAAATCAAACCTAGAGGAGGCCAATAAAAACATAGACGCATGGTTAGATGGCTGGATAAATTCTCCATTATCCCAACAGGATAATGTTGTTCCTCTTAACGCTCCTTGGTCGGTTCCTTCCAATTGGGATGTAGAAGAAATTGAGAATATTGATGTGGGACTGCCGTATGATCCTGAAATGGCAATGGCAAGCACTGCCTTTGACCCGTGGGGTAGTTCAGTTACATCAAACATATCCCATAGTGATACTGAGCGTGAATACGCAGAAAGAGTGTTATACAACCAGCTTGCTCAACAACTTGCTCCTGTAGAACCGTTAAATCCACCAGATAGAGCAAGACCAGTAGTAAGGCCAGCAGGAAGACAAGCAGCAAATGCTCCAGCACCAGTCAGGCATGATCCGATTGCTAATTTAGTTAGAACCGTATTGTCTCCCAAAATAAACCAGGTAAAGCCAGCAGCAGTAAAAGCCATAAAAAGAGGAAAGAAGCCTGATTACACCATGATGCCAGATTATCAACAGGACTTAGTAAGAGAACTTCTAAATCCCCGAGATAGCTCTTACCGCGCACCTAAACCTGCATACGCAAGGATGGATGATAGGTAAATGACTGAGAAACAAGACAGATTCATAGAGACATACGTCTTAACAGGCAACGCAACCAAGGCTGCGGTGGCTGCTGGCTATTCTGAAAAGACTGCTAAAGTAAAAGGCTCTCAACTAAAGGCTCAGTTCCAAAATGAAATACACAAAGAGACTCAAAGAATCATTGCTGACAAAGTACCATCAAGCATTAAATGGCTTACTGAGCTTGCGGAAGGAGCGGAGTCTGAGTCTGTTAGACTTGGAGCCATCAAAGATATACTTGACCGGGCTGGACTGAAACCTGTGGATAAGATAGAAACTACCAATATAGACCAGATGAGCGCAGAGGATATAGAGAAGGAGTTAGCTGCTCTTGGATACAAGCACTAGAGCCTTAGAGTTGGTACGTTCTCTGAGAGAGCGTGAGAGGTTCAACAGGATCGATTACTACGATCCCTACCCTTACCAGCGTAAGTTCCATAAAACCGGCTCAGAGGCCAACCAGAGGCTCCTGATGGCTGCTAACCGGATAGGCAAGTCCTTCTCCGGCGCATCCGAGATGAGCTACCATCTTACAGGACTATATCCTGATTGGTGGGAAGGAAGAAAGTTTACACAGCCTATCACAGCATGGGCTGGTGGTGTCTCAAATGAGACAACCAGAGACATTGTTCAGTATGAATTACTGGGTTCCCCAGATGATCCTGCGGCATTTGGATCGGGCACTGTTCCTAGAAGCAAAATAATAAAGACGGAACGTAAACCGGGAGTACCAAACGCTAAAAGTGTTGCACTTATCCAACACGTTACGGGCGGGAACTCATCTTTATTCTTTAAAGCCTATGAAATGGGCGTAGATAAGTGGCAAGGACGCAGTGTAGACTGCATATGGCTAGACGAAGAACCCAGTAGAGAACTGTATAGTCAGGCTGTAACACGAACCTTAGACCGTAAAGGCATGGTTTATATGACGTTTACACCTGAATCTGGCATGACTGAGACTGTTGCCAGCTTTATGAACAACCTACAGCATGGGCAATCTCTTACAAATGCTACCTGGGATGACGCATCTGAGTCTGTTGACTCCATGAATGGAGCTAAAGGCCACCTAAATGAAGATGTAATGACCCAGATTCTCTCCAGTTACTCCCCACATGAGAGAGAAATGAGGCGATATGGCAGGCCCAGCATTGGTTCTGGTCTTGTTTTCCCAATACAGGAAGACAAAATAATGATTGATCCCATAATAATTGAGGATCATTGGGCTAAGATAGCAGGAATTGACTTCGGATGGGACCATCCTACGGCTGTAGTGTGGGCAGCATGGGATAAAGACAACGATGAGATATATATCTACGATTGTTATAGACAATCTAAAGCATCTCCATCCTCTCATGCAGAGGTTATAAGGAGAAGGACAGATTTTGTACCAATAGCCTACCCACATGACGGCAATAGGCGTGACAGTATGGGTAATCCAGGCTTGGCTGACCAATACAGGAACTTAGGCTGCAATATGTTGCTGGAACACTTCTCCAATCCACCCGCATTAGGGCAGAATAAGGGAGGAAACTCTGTAGAAGAAGGCTTAATGGATATGATACAGTATATGGAGCAAGGAAAGTTCCATGTGTTCAGCACTCTTGGAGACTGGTTTGAAGAGTTTAGAATGTATCACAGGAAAGACTCTAAGGTAGTAGCCTTTAAGGACGATCTAATGAGCGCAACAAGATACGCAGTATTATCAAGAAGATTCGCTGTATCTGGTGGCGACACATCATGGACTAACGAGATAGAATACAAACACTATGGCATCATCTAAAATAACAGACGAAGAGTTACTAACCAGGGTTCAGTCAGAGATATCTGACTCTCTTGGATACAGTGATACAATCTCCAAGCAGAGAGAAACTGCTATGGACTATTACTACGGACTTCCATTCGGCAATGAGGTTGAAGGTAGAAGTCAGTATGTTGACTCCTCTGTTATGGATACTATTGAATGGATCAAGCCATCCCTTATGCGCGTGTTCGCATCTGGTGATGAGATGGTCACGTTTGAACCACATGGCCCAGAAGACGTAGAGACTGCTGCACAGGCAACTGACTACGTTAACCACATCTTTACCAAAGATAACAACGGTTGGGAGATTCTGTACACCTGGTTTACTGACGCTCTCCTTCAGAAGAACGGTATCGTTAAAGTCTGGTGGGATGAGTACGAAGACTGGAATCGAGAAGAGTATAACAATCTAGACGAGCAAGAGTTTGATCTTCTTGTCATGTCTCCTGACGTTGATGTCTTAGAGCATACTCCTTACATGGATGATTACGGCGCAAAGCATGATGTTGTTATCAAGCGTAAGTCCTATACTGGTAGAGTAAGGATAGAGAATATTACTCCTGATGAATTCCTTATCAGTAGAGAAGCTAAAACAATACAGGAGGCTAGGTTTACCTGCCATCGTGTAATGAAGACTCTATCAGAGTTACGTCTTATGTATCCTGACGAAGACCTCGAAGCAGAGGACTTGGGTGGTGGTGATGACATGGATGCCTTCTCTGCGGAACGCCTTAGCCGTTATCAGTTTGATAAGTC